TAAGTGGAATCAGTTGACATTCTGACAGGCGGCTTTCCATGTCAGGATTTATCATTAGCTGGCAAGCGAGCCGGACTAAGAACAGGAACTCGATCAGGTCTTTGGTCTGAGTTCGTAAGAGCAATTCAAGAGTTACAACCAAGATTGGTGGTTATTGAAAATGTCAGAGGATTACTTAGCGCAAGCGCAACCAACCCAGACTTGGAACACTGTCCGTGGTGTATGGGAGAAGCAGGGGATAGCGAACCTGCTTTGCGAGCATTGGGAGCTGTTCTCGGAGACTTGGCAGACCTCGGGTACGATGCGAAATGGCAAGGTTTACGCGCTGCCGATGCGGGCGCTCCCCATAACCGATTCAGAGTCTTTATTGTTGCGTTCCCCAACCGCTAGTCAAGGTGAGGGCGGGGCATTGGGCGAAGCCGAAGCTCGCAAGCGTGGTAATACCGTTGGAGTTCGTGACAACGCAATGGACATAGCTAGGCTAAACGGACTCAGGGTGAGCCGAGCGGTTGACAACCTAATGCCGACCCCGAACACAATGGATCACCTACCAGCCCGCACTGCCTCGGATTGGAAAGGCGCAAAACCATTCCGGCTCAGGATCAGCATCCAGTAGAGGGATTGCAACCGCAGTCGAAAAACATCATGGGGCAAGTTTGAGCCGGCAATCAGAAGGTGGGAACAAACACTAGGCCGACCAGCACCGCTACCAACTAAGCCAGACGGTAAGGATGGCGGTCACAGGCTCTCTAGCAAATTCACCGAGTGGATGATGGGGCTACCAGAGGGCTGGGTCACAGGTGTGGGGCTAACTCGCAATGAGGAACTGAAAGCCTGCGGTAATGGTGTCGTTCCACAACAGGCTGAACTGGCTTTGCGAATCTTGCTTGAGGGCGTTACGCTACCGGTGGGGGGGGGGCAAGTGAATCTTCCAACTCCAACAGTTAGCGACACTTACACTGACAACTTGAAATCAACGCAACAAAAAGAAGGATCTATGCACAGCGTCACGCTGCCACAAGCGGTGCGAATGGTGAATTTTAACATAGTAAAGGAAAACACTTATGAAAACTAACACTCGCCAATTCTTTTCCATAATTACACTGGGCCTAATCGGCCTGGTGCTGGTCCTCACAGAGTCACACCGCCACCTATTAGCTTGGGCATGGCCATTTGTCATGTCCTTTTACACCACGCACATTGCGTTTTAAGAGAGGGAATAATGTTTACAGAGCTCAAGTATCAAATTGCTGACCGCCTGTTCAAGCGTGAGCTGGATGAAGCTTTCACATCAGGTTTCAGCTATGGCCAAGACACCCAGGCCTCACAGCTGAGGGTAATGATGGAATACAAAAAAGACAGAGAGCGTGAGCTGGGAATGACCAAGACTCAAGCCCTTGGCTATGACCGCTGTTTGGAGGTTGTTACAGATGCAATCAAGTAAGTCAATCCCAGCAGATGTGGCCGCCCAGCACTATGTGGAGGGCTTAGAGCGTGGCAAGAACTCTGAGCGTGACAGAGTGCTCAGGATAATCTTGAGCGAACTCCAGACCACCGTGAACATTGCCCAGGCCAACGGCACCACCAAGACACGGGAACACGCCGCTGTTCAGGTAAAGCTGGGCCTACTTTACGAAATGGTCAAGTGATGGATGATCCAGTAAACCACCCAGCGCACTACACCAGCCACCCAAGCGGGGTTGAGGCCATTGACATAACCAGGCACATGAATTTCAACCTAGGCAATGCGGTCAAATACATTTGGCGGGCAGGGCTCAAAGGGGACAGCATTGAGGACCTACAAAAGGCCCGTTTTTACATAAGTGATGAACTTGAGAGGCTCAGCAATGACTAGGGCCTGTGTCATAAGCCACAAGAGCCCCATGGAGGCCAATTATGGCTTGCTGTGTGCAATGTGTTATGACGGCCTTAGAAGTGCCCTACAAGGGGCCCCAAATGCGTTACAGCATCTGAGGGAAATCTATGTGATGCGCTCACCCATGGAACTGGATACACCCAAGCCGCTGAAAAAAGACCCACCAGCCCCTTTCAACCTTGATGCTTGGCAACTGGCTGAGGACATGTGGCAAGCCCTCACAGGTGGTTACATTCCAGTGAAGTGGAATCACATCCAGGTTTATGGAAAGGCCAAAGAGGTCTGCCAAGCGCTTCACCAGGACATTGACAACCTAGTCAACCGCAAAGAGGTCATTTATCTAATGCCCCTAGTAAAAACACTTGATCAAGCGCTCTACCGGTACCCGCTGGAGGAAAAATCTAGAACCACATTGCTCCCGTGCCCAAGCTGTAACCTAAAAACCGTCTACAGCCCCCCAGCTGAGTTTGGTGATGACCTCCAGGTCAAGTGCCACAGTTGCGGGTTCGTAATCCCGCCAAAAAAGATGGCATTTTACGCCAATCTAGCTGAGAGAGAGAGGGTCTGATGAATGACTTGCAAGCAACATCACACGCTGACAGGGTTAGGGAAAACTACCGCAAGCAAGGCGAACAAAGAATCATTGACCTACTTTTGGACAGGATAAATGAGAACCCAAGCCTGACCACTGATTACATGAAATACCTACTTGAAAGCCTAAAAAATGACATTTACTATCCTTCACGGCAACAACCTGGACGTTCTGCCAACGCTGCCAGACAACTCGGTGGACTCAATCGTCACTGATCCACCCTATGAGCTTGGCTTTATGGGCAAAGGGTGGGACAGCTCAGGGATTGCCTACTCGGTGCAGCTATGGACTGAGTGCCTAAGAGTCCTCAAGCCAGGCGGCCACTTGCTTTCATTCGGCGGCACTCGCACTTTTCACCGTGTAGCCGTTGCCATTGAAGATGCAGGCTTTGAACTCAGGGACTCAATCGCCTGGCTGTATGGAAGTGGATTCCCTAAGTCTCTAGACGTTAGCAAGGCGATAGACAAAGCGGCAGGGGCAGAGCGTGAGGTCTTGACTGAAATTGTGGATGACTTATTTGGCGAGCAAAAAATTAGAAAAGAAAAAGCAGCATCAGGGATAGGTCAAAATGGCGCTGCCTTTTCTGGTCACGCAGAGGGCGCTATGCAAAAGGAGGACACTGGCCCTGCTACACCCGAAGCCGAACAGTGGAACGGCTGGGGAACGGCACTAAAACCAGCTCACGAACCCATAATCGTTGCACGCAAACCGCTAGAAGGAACAGTCGCTAACAACGTCCTAACACACGGCACAGGGGCGCTCAACATAGACGGCTCAAGGATTGGGACGGGGACAGGAAAAACAAAAACAGTCAATTACCCCGACATTAGAGGTGACAATTTCCAACAAGGAAAAGAGTCCTATTCAGAAAGAGGCACTGTTCAACGTGAAGTAGTTGATCGAGGCAGATGGCCCGCAAACATAATCCTTGACGAACACACGGCAGGGTTACTAGATGAACAGAGCGGGCTTAGTAAAAGCACGAACACAGAACGCAACAATTCGGCACGCTCTAATCAGTCTTTTGGCTTAGAAGATAAAAACGTCACTGGCGGCCACTCAGACAGCGGTGGAGCATCACGGTTCTTCTATGTTGCAAAGGCCTCAAAGCGTGACAGGAACGAGGGGCTAGAGGGGCTAGAGGACACTGCTGTTGGGTCTTTTAATGGGAATGTTGCCAAAGTTTCAGGCAATAAAATTGGCGCTAAGCCAGACAAACCAAATCAGCCAGCCAAAAACTTCCACCCAACCGTAAAACCAACCGCACTAATGGAATACCTAGTGAAGCTGGTAACCCCACCTAACGGCACAGTGTTAGACCCCTTTACAGGCTCAGGCTCCACAGGCAAGGCGGCAATTCTGAACGGCTTTGACTTTATCGGGATCGAAATGACCGAGGACTACCTACCGATTATCAAGGCAAGGCTAGAACACGCCGAAACAGAGTTTGCTGAAGCCCAGGCAGACAAGGGGCTTTTCTGATGCCTAACTACCTATTTGGGTGCAAAACATGCCCCATAACCATCACAATCCACAGCCCTATGGATCAAGTAAAGGTCCCAGGATGCCTAAATTGCATGACAGCAATGACCAGGGACTATTCATTCTCTGATGTCCACTTCAAGGGCCAGGGATTCTACTCAAAGGACAAAAATGATTGACATGGCTGACATGAGCGGCAAAATCCTCTGGACAAAAGGCCGTGAGGCTGGCATTGAGGCAGAGCGTGAGCGCATAAGCAAAATGGCTGAGGCCCGCATTTGTTTTGACTTTCAAGGGTCTGGCAAGTGTGACCATTCGGTCTGCTACGGCATGGCAGAGCTAATTATAACAATTAGAGAGGCACAAGTTGATTGATGAAAGCAACGACAGCAACAAGCTTTATTGGACACTGGGCTATGAAGCTGGAATTGAGCTAGAGCGTGACCGAATCCACAAAGCAATTTATGGTTACTTTCGGCTATTTGACGGTGCATCAAACAGAACGCACAAGATCAGCGAAGCGCAGCTTATAACGCTAATCAAAAAGGCACAAGATGACTAAGAAAAATGGTCAGAGATTTTGACTAAGAAAAAGCGGTCAAAGATTGGCAGGGAGGTTAGTGCATACTTCGCACCTAATTACTACTTATGTCAGAACTATACCGAAAGCGGTAGTTTCCTGACAGTCCATAAAAACATAAAAGCCAGCATCCATAAAAACATGGAATGTAACCGATACGGCACAAAGTGATTTGTAACCATAACGACACAAGCGCCTTAGTAACACTATCGTCACAAACGTTAGTAAGGCAAAGAATAACTAACATTTGTAATGTAAATAACAACTTACATTAGAAGGGAAACATTGGGTAACGTCAACGAAGCTAGACAGCTTGCGACAAACGGCATACGATTTTCACCTTCGCCAAGCTACCTTTTACACCTACACGAAAGGAACCAAATGACCAAAGCACTTACGGTTGATGAAGCCGCTCAGGTGATCAACAAATCACGCCGCACAATTTACAACTGGATCCACTGGGGGGCCTTGAGCTATACCAGCCGATACATAGACTCAGATGAATTGTTCAAGGCTGAGGCCCTGATGAACTCCAGGCTAGGCAGACCCCGCAAAAACCCTTCAAATGATGCACAGGGGGCATGATACAATGTTAGAGGGATTGAAAGCTCCAGTTAAAACTAAACTTTGCGCCTTGGCGGCTAGGCGGTTAGACCTATCGGATTCAGACCAAGAAATGTTAGACAACGCATTGGCAGACACCACTTGGGCCTCACACTCGCTGTATTTTGCCCTAAAAGAGCTTGGTTTCCATGTCAGTAAAGACCTGATTGGGCACCATAGGAACGGGGTATGCAAGTGTTACAAAACCTAAACACAGCTAAAAAGCTAATCAACTCAACCTTTGGAGCCCCGTCACTTGAAATAAACGGCTCAGAGGGCTCAGCTGTCACCCCAGGGCTAGTAGATGGCCAAGACTACAGTGCGTGGCTTGAGGATGCTGGGATTGATCCCACGGGCATAGAGCTCACCGCCCCAGCCCGAATTAGCCGCTGGCAGGTCTATGATGAAACTTGGCGCACAGCCTACAAATTCTCATTTAGAGTGCTCAACGGCCCTGAACTTGACTTGCCTTTGTTATACAGCCAAGCCAAAAAGACCAAACCACCCAAGCCGCTGACAAAAAAACTGACAGACAAGGCCCTTGTAATCCTCTGGTCAGACCTACAGGTTGGCAAAGTGGCAAGCCGTGGAGGCACCGCTGAGCTATTGCAAAGGGTAAGCGACACTAGGGCCAGAATCATTGCCAATGTAAAGCAAGAGCGACCCTCCAGAATTGTGTTCTGTGATGTTGGTGACCTCATTGAGGGATTTTCCAGCACCGCAGACATGCACCAGCTCGCAACCAATGACCTTTCGATCATGAAACAGATTGATGTGAGCACCACAATCATGTGGGACACCCTCAAAGCCCTCTCAGAGCACTGTGATGACATAGCTTATTTGACCGTTGGTTCAAACCATTGTCAATGGCGTGTAAACAAACAGAAAATCGGCACAGGCCATGATGACTGGGGTGTCCATGTGGGGCGCACATTAGCAAGGCTAAGCCAAGAGGTTGGCCTCCCAATCAAGTTCTATGAACCAAATGAGTGGGATGAAAGCTTAGTTCATGATGTGTTTGGTGATAACTTTCACCGCTTAGGACTGTTTCACGGTCACCAGGCGGCCAGACCTGACGGCATCCCAGGTTGGATCAGTAAGCAAATGCTCGGTAACCAAGCCATTTCAGGGGCCACGCTGTATGCCACAGGGCATTTTCACCACTTGCAGGTCCGTGAAGTAGGAAACACAGAGCGCAACACCTCAAGGTATTGGGTCCAGGCTAAGACCATGGACTCAGGCTCAGACTGGTATCGCAACTCAGGTGGCATTGGTGATTCTGATTGTGGCGTTGTATGCATCCCGCTGGAAAAAGGAAAAGAGTTCCAAGGAACAGTGCTGGTGTTCTAATGAAGCCATTTGACCTAGATTTGTATACCCAGGATGACAAAGCCAAGCTAATAATCATTGACTGGCTTAAGACATTCAACATAGAGGCAACGGTCAACCCAGATCAATACGGCATTGACCTACTCGCATCAGGGCCTAAGGGGTACTACGAGATAGAGGTTGAGGTCAAACACAACTGGACAGGCCCCCAATTCCCTTTGGCACCGTACATTTTGCAGGGCGCAAAGAGAAGTTCATCAAAGACTCAGAGCGCAATCTGTTCATAATGCTCAATGACGGCCTCACTCATTGCCTAGTAGTGAACGGCAAGGCACTGACCAACGGCACTAAAATCCACAAGCGCACTGTTTACACAGAAAGCGAGGACTTCATTGAGGTCCCCCTAGATCAGTGCAAGGTGCTGAGGATTTTATGACCCCCCCTCTACACACAACTGGGACTCAAGCCGCCGAAGAAAAGACCCCCCAGGCTGGGCGGCAATCAGGCAAGTAGTTATCAAGAGAGCCCTAGGGGTATGCCAACACCTCCCCCAG